CCAATCGTGATGAGAATTTGCATTATTTCTATGGCGAGTACCCCGAGCCGGAAGGTGAAGGAAAATCCACGGCGGTGTCTACCGATTTCCGGGATACCGTTATGGCCATTCTGCCATCCCTCATACGCATTTTTACGTCGTCTGAAAACACTGTGAATTGCAAGCCGAACCACCAAGGCCAGGAGGATATGGCCAAGCAATGCACGGACTATCTCAACTACGTATTCTGGGAGGATAATCAGGGCTTCCTGATACTCCACGATATTATCAAGGATGCTCTGCGGTGCAAGACGGGTGTCGTAAGGTGGTGGACGGATAATTCGGAGGAGGTCACAGAATCAGAGTTCTCCAATGTCAGCCAAGAGCAAGTTCAGATGCTCATTAGCGAAAATCCGAGCCTCAAGGTATTACATGCCGAGCCATCTCATGATTTTCCTGGTACTTTTCATAGCCTTCGCGTGCGCTTTACTAAGTCTAAGCCTATTTTGAAGATTATGTCGGTGCCTCTGGACGAATTTCGGATATCCCGGAAGGCCACCGATGTCGATTGCGCGCCGCTGATCGGCCACGACCAAGTTGTAAACATATCCCAGCTGGTCGAAATGGGGTACTCTTTGGAGGAGTTGGCGGATTATCTTGGGTCAACCCCCGATAATTACTCGACCGACCGACTATTTAGAAATAGCGGGCTGGATCAAGGCGATATCACCGACGCTTGGGACGTTCGCTATGGTTGCTATTTCATCCGGATTGACAAAGATGGAGATGGAATTGCAGAGCTACGGGAAATCAAAACGATCGGGGATCAGCACCACGTCATTCACGACGAGGTTGTTGAATACGCTAATTTCGCTGTGTGGTGTCCTGATCCTGAGCCTCATACTCTTGTTGGCGACACTCCTGCTGACCTTGTAAAAGACATTCAGACCATCAAGACAAATATGCTCCGGGGGTCGTTGGACTCGCTTGCGCAGGCTATTTGGCCTCGCGTGGCGTTCAACCAGACCATTACCAATACCGACGATGTTCTGAATGACGAAATTGGCGCTCCAATTCGTACCACGGGCGATCCGGCAGCGGCGGTTATGTCGCTTACGCACCAGTTCGTCGGCCAGCCTGTTTTCGGTATGTTCCAGATCATGGAGCAACTCCGACAGTCCCGGACGGGCATTTCGGACGCGTCTAAGGGTGTCGATCCGCGCGCTTTGCAATCTACAAATGTCACCGGAATTGATGCGATCGTCCAGGGGGCGCAAGAGCGCATCGAACTGTGCGCTCGAATTCTCGCTGAAACCGGGATGAAGCAGCTATATAAGGGGATGCTCCGAGAGATAGTTAAGCACCCTAACCAACAGCGCATGGTGCAACTCCGGGGCAAGTGGGCGAACGTCAATCCTTCCACGTATGACCCTACGATGCGCGTAAGTGTCAATCCGACCCTTGGGAAGGGTTCGGACATGACCCGATTGATGGTTCTGCAGGAAGTGAAGGCAACCCAGACCGCTATCATGACCCAATTCGGCGTCGAGAACCCTCTTTGCGGTGTCCAGGAGTTCCGAAATACCCTCACGGATATATTGGCCATAGCAAATGTCAAAAATGTGGCGCGTTACTACCGCGATATCGACGAGGCGACCATCAAGCGCATCGCGGAAACGCCGAAGGAACCGGATGCGGCGACTCTGTTGGCACAATCGGCTATGGAAAAGAATCGTGTCACGATGGCTACCGCTATTTCTAAATCTAACTACGACGATCGTAAGTTGCGAGTTGATGATGACTTCCGCCGCGATGAAATGATCGTCAAGGGGATTTTGGATGCAGCAAAAATCGAGGCTCAGTTTATGGTGGACGTGGACGAAGCGGAGTTTGAGAGCGAGAATACCCCAATCCAGTCCCTCGAACCTCAGCCACTTCCGGTCCCGGCTTACGCGCAGCAACTTATGGGCTTATCTAATGGCACTCGACCCCCAATCGACACTCAACAAGAACCAGAACAGCCCATCGGGCCTACCGGACCGCCCTCGCCTGTCTGATTATCAGTTAGACGAGCGTGCCGCGGAAGCGCAGTCGATACTGAACAATTCTGTATTCAAGGATGCTTTGGATGACGTATATTCTAGGGCGCTAGGAACATTATTAAACGCGGATATAGGTAGCTTGACAGCCAGCACGGCCCATGCTACTATGAAAGCCATTCGTGATGTGCGAAGTCAGTTAGAGCAGTACGTCATGGATAAGAAGATGCGCGAGAAGTTCGGTAATAAGGGGGAAGTATAAATGGCCGATGGGTTAGAAAAAGCAGCCGTTGCCTTCGATGAAGTAATGAAGTCTGATGGCGGCTCTAAGCCCGTTGGTAATAAGATTGATCGATCCGAAGGCCCCCCGGAAGTCCTTTTCAAAAATGCTGGACAGTTGGATGAAGACACCGAGTCGAAAGGCGGCGGTGACGATGATCCTGATCCTGATCCGGAGGTAGCTATCTATGGCGATTCCAAGGATTCCAAGGGGGATAAGGAGAGTTCAGGGGATTCTGACGGCGAGGACGGCGAAGCTGGCGAGCGCGACGATGAGTCCGGAGGCGGAGATGAGAAGGATGGAGAGGGAGGCGATGAAGAGTCCGAAAAAGAAGGCGAAGATTCAACTGTTCTCGCCCAAAAAGTTGAAGTTACCGTCGATGGGGAACCTGTAGAGGTAACTGTCAAGGAAGCCCTCGAGGGCTACGTCCGTACCGAGACATTTCATCGGCGAATGAATCAGCTGGACGAGGCGAAAAAGATAGTTCGCCGCGCCGCTGCCGATGCAGTTCAGAACTACGACTATTCCATGACTGTTGCGAAGCAGATGGAAGCGCACATGGCGCAGATGATTCCTCCGGAACCCAATTGGGACGAGGAATTCAAAAAGGACCCTACTCACGCTCGCGAGCTTCAACGCTACTACGAGAAGGCCAACACCTTCCGCGCTCAATTACAAAACCAGTTAGGCGAAGCTTTCAAAAAGCGAAGCGAGTCTGAGACAGTTCAATTGCAGGCATTCGCTGAGGAGGAAAACGCTAAGTTCGAATCCTTGAACCGTAAACACTGGACAGACCCCAAGAGGAAGGCCAAAGACCTGCATTCGATGCGCAGGACTGGTCTGACAGCGGGGTTTTCCGAAGAGGAGTTGTCGCAAGTATACGACAGTAGGATGCTTCAGGTGCTCCTGAAGGCATCTAAGTACGATCGAATGATGGCTGCTAAGCCCAAGCCAATTGTTCGGCCGCAAGGCAAGCCGATATCTCCGGGAGCGGGAAGCGCTAAGTCGCGCACGGCTCAAAAGGGAGTTAGTTCGGCAATGAAGAGGCTCAACCGCACTGGCAGCTTAGAAGACGCTGCTGTAGTGTTTGACCAGATCGTTGCTAGGAGCTAACTATGGCTATGATTTCGGGTGCGTACAGCACTTATCAGGCGAAAGGCAACCGAGAGGACCTTTCGAACTCCATCTACAACATCGACCCCTTCGACACGCCCATTATGTCAATGAGCCGCCGGAGGAACGCGAAGAACCGCACGTTCGATTGGCAGACCGAGAACCTTCCCACCGTCGATCCGAACAATGCGCAGTTCGAAGGTTTCGACAACGTTCGTGGTGCTTCCACCCCGACCGTTCGTCTGACCAACGTCGCGCAAATCTCGAAGCGCGATGCCACCGTTACCGGCTCACAAGAAGCCTCTGACGCCGCTGGCAAAGGCTCCGAGTTGGGCCACCAGATGGCAATGGCCTCCAAGGTCCTCAAGTCGGACATGGAATCCATCATGTCGTCCCGGCAAGCTCGCGACGATGGTTCCGACTCTCTCCCGCGCAAGACCGAAGCTATCTGCCACTGGCTCGGCAGGGCTAAGGACAAGCTCGGCGCCTCTGCCGGTGCTGTTATCGGCGTTGTCGCTGGCCTTCCGACCCTCGCTACCGACGCGTTTGCTGCAGTTATCGCGGGTTCTCAGGTCGCTCTCACCGAGGTCATGCTCGGCGATGCGATGCAGAAAGCCTATACCAACGGTGGCCATCCCGACAATTGGGTTGTTCCTCCGGGGATCAAGCGGACTGTCAGCACTTTCGAAGGTCGCGGCATTTCACAGGTCCTCGTCGGCAAGACTGAAGTAGTGGCAACAGTCGATGTTATCGCCACCGATTTCGGTCGCGTCAAGGTGATGCCGTCGTTGTGGATGCCTCTCGATACCGGCCTCCTTCTCGACGCCGATTTCCTCGCAACTGCATTCTTCCGCAATTTCCGACAGTATCCGCTGGCCAAGACTGGCGATGCGGAAACCCGGATGATTCTGGCGGAATGGGGCGTGGAAATGCGCAACCCCCTCGCGCATATCTTGATGAACGGCATCAAGCAGGGCGCAGTTATCACCTAAGTAGTTCGCAAGGCGCAACTCCGCCCCCTTAAGTGGGGGCGGTTTTTTATAGGAGAAGTGTATGCCTCCGGTGAGTGAGAAGCAAAGGCGTGCGATGCGTGCTGCGGCGTCTGGGAAGTCAACCATTGGCATCCCGAAGAAGGTAGGCAAAGAATTTTCCAAGGCCGATCCCGGCGGGAAACTATCCAAGCGCAAACGTAGGTAGCGATGGCCGACCCATTCGCCCGGTTTGGTTATAAGCGACCGGACGAGTATTTGGGTGACGTTGGCCGAGGTATACTTAGTCAATACCAAGATTATTTCGATCCTTTTACCAAGGACGATAGCGGTAAGTATTATGCTGAGCAGCCACTTGCCCCTCCGACTGAAAAAACACCCCAAGTAACTAAGGATTGGTTGCCGAACGCTCTTGCGGCTGCGGACATTGCTACCACTGTTCTCCCTCAGGGGATGTTGGCTAAGGGAGCAACTGCTGCGGCAACGCACACTCTTCCTTCGCTTGCCAGCACTATTATGGGCATCGGTCGCAGAAAGCTTCCGCCTATGGTGGAAGTATTACACGGAACTGGTAGCCCCGTAGAATATGTTAGACCCAAATTGCCCCCTCCGGAGCATGACTTAGGCATTCATACTACGATAAATCCTAATATCACCACGGGCTATGCCTTTAAACACGATACAGGTGGGATTGGGGACGAAACTGTAGATTTTATGAGTGGTAAGAAGTTTGGCGATCTTGATGCTGCAGGACCGCGCGTAAAGCCATTCTTAATGGACGCAAAGAGTGCCCTTACATACCCAACTGACGCCATTAAGTGGAACGATCCTAATCGTGTAGTAGGTGCTTTAGCTAAAGAAATGCGACAAGGATTTGTAGCTCCCAGAGGGCTGCTATCAGATTTACATAACATATCTTCGTCGGATAAAATGTGGCAGGATCAATTTATACCGATGTTGAAAGATAAAGGGTATGATTCTTTAACATATCCTCATTACGATCCGGGTGGCGGATCGACTAAATATAATACTATGATGGCGTTTGATCCGGAGCAGCTTACTCCTAGGTATTCGCCTGAGGCCGAACGGCTTATAAAAGAGCGTGGTATTAAGGGCGCTATAAAGGATGTTAGCGACTTTGATATGGAAGAAGGGGTATTTAGGGGGGTTCCCCATTGGGCTATGCCGCAAGGTGTCTTGAAGAAACCATCTGAAATAGAGAGTTTGGTTAGGGTGCCGTCTAAGAATACGTTTCACTGGTGGGAGGATCCTAATTCTCCTCTATCTAAAATTGAGGCGAAAGAAAAGGCGGATTTTGAGAAGAGCCTTAAGGAAACTGCGGATGCTGATAAGAAATTTATGGAATTCCATAAACAAGAAGCCGCGAAGCACGGTATTGCTTATGAACCAGTTTCACCCGGTCCTGTGTCGTCTCAAAATGCCGCGCTAAATATGCTGAAATGGGAGCAAGAGAAACTTAAGACGTTGTTGGGTAAGGGAAAGATAAACGATCTTGAATACAAAAATAAATTTGATTACTACGAGAATTTGAAGGATCAACATTACGGTAAAATGGTAACCGAAGCAGCGTTAACGCCTAAAGGGATATTAACCGAACCTAAGGGCGGTTTTCTTGATTGGTTACAAGCGAATGCTAAAGTAGTCAATCAAGCCAATGCCAGCAAAGGTGTTAATCCAAGTACTTGGGATAAGTGGACTACTCAGGTAGTGGATTACAACAAGGGTAAAAGTAAAGCTGAGAAAGAAGATATTTTAAATAATTATTTTCAACAAAAGGAAAAGGGTATAATAACTAATGATGAATATCTCCAATTGTTTAAAAAGATGCACGGACACAAATGACGGAACACTATACCTAACTTGACAGCAAACTAAGGGTGTGCTACCATGGCCGAGAAGAAAGTTGTGTACCGGAATGACGGCGCTGTAAAGCGCACGATGATCTGGGAAGATGATGCACCCGAAATAGTGCACGTCCTTACCCAGCAAGACATGACCCAGACTATTGAGAATAACAAGGTCATGAGGGAACTGCATCCGGAGCGATCCAACAATAAGTTGGTAGCAAGAGGAGTGCCGGTTTCCGTCGCGGAACAAGCTCTGCGAGAAGGCTGGGACGAGAGCGACTGGAACAAGTGGCTCAATAATCCCGATAATGCGGCCTTCAGAGTTTGGCGCGGACGGGTGTAA